AGACCCCGTGTCTGAGAACATGAGCATCATCAAGGGTGAACCCACCAAGGCATTTTTCTACCAAGATCATCAAGCACACATGCAGGTGCACATGGCTCTTATACAAGACCCAACAATTGCACAGATGGTTGGCCAGAACCCCAAAGCACCACAGATTCAAGGTGCGTTGATGGCACATATTGCCGAACACATTGGCTTTGAGTACCGCCGTAAAGTTGAGGAACAACTGGGTGCGGCACTGCCGCAGCAAGATGAGAAGCTGCCTCCTCAAGCTGAATTTGCGCTGGCCAGTCTGTTGGCGCAAGCATCTCAACAAGTGGTGCAACAAAGCCAGACACAACAGGCGCAGCAACAAGCGCAGCAGCAGGCGCAAGATCCGATCATACAAATGCAACAACAAGAGCTACAACTGAAGCAACAAGAGTTGCAGCTTAAAAGCGAAGAAGTCAAAGGCAAGTTACAGCTTGAACAACAACGCATCCAGCTAGATAAAGAAAAATCTGATGCGCATTTAGAACTTGAAGGGTTTAAAGCGTCTTCTAGTTTGCAAAAAAACAAAGAAGAGTTCGACGGAAAAATGGAACTTGAAGGCTTTAAAGCCGGACAAGCTGCTTTGCGCAACCAACCAAAGGGGAGCACAACTAAATGATTCAAGACTTCGCACGCGTATTGCGCGAAAAATTACGCACCGATATGAACAACTACGCAGATGACTGCGCTGGTGGGGCATGTCGCAATTTTGACGAGTACCAAAAACTCTGCGGGACTATTCAGGGTCTAGCCATTGCAGAGCGCCATCTACTTGACCTTGCAAAGAAAGTTGAAAAATCCGATGAGTGAACTCGTTCTAGAACCAAGGCAATACGCCTTGCCTGAAATCCAACCCGTCGATGCACCAGTGCAAGACGCTACAGACGAAGAAAAAGCCACCATGCTGCCAGAGCCGACAGGCTGGAAGTTGCTGTGTGCCGTGCCCCCAGTCTCTGAAAAGATTGATGGTACTGCGCTTGATCTTGTACGCGATACAAGCAGTATGAAACAAGAAGAAAGCGCAACCACCGTGTTGTTTGTGATGAAAGTTGGCCCTGATGCGTACAAAGATCAGACCAAGTTCCCCGCAGGCGCGTGGTGCAAAGAAGGGGACTTTGTCCTTGTCCGTACCTATTCCGGTACGCGTTTTAAGATTTTTGGAAAAGAGTTCCGGCTCATCAATGATGACCAAGTGGACGCTGTTGTGCAAGACCCTCGTGGGCTAACCCGCGCTTAAAGGAGCAGAAATGGCAGAACAATACAAGTTTCCCGACGAACTTGAAGACAACAAAACGCAGAAGGTTGAGATACTTCAGCCTGATGATGACGTTGAAATTGAGATTGTTGACGATACGCCTATACAAGACCGTGGCCGTAGGCCATTGGACAGAGAGGTGGAAGACCCCACTGATGAAGAGATTGAGTCCTATACAAGAGGGGCACAAGACCGCATCAAGGAGTTAACCCATGCGCGTCACGACGAGCGCCGTGCCAAAGAAACTCTTTTGAGGGAAAAGCAAGAACTTGAGCGTCTTGCACAGCACTACGTCGACGAAAACAAAAAGCTCAAACAGTATGTAAACAACGGCACTGAACAGTACGGGGCTATGGCCAAGACCGCTGCCGAGGCGGAAATGGATAAAGCTCGCCGCGACTACAAGACGGCGCAAGAGGCGTTTGACACCGATGCCATCCTTGCGGCTCAAGAGGCGCTGTTTGATGCTAAGTCAAAATTACAACAGGCACAAAATTTTCGTCCAACCCCTTTACAAGCAGAAGAAAGTGCGGTACAACCGCGACAACAGACCCAATCTGTTCAACCGGACGAAAAAACCCTGCGCTGGCAGGCAAAAAACCAGTGGTTCGGTTCCGATGGGTTTGAAGAAGTTACCAGCTTTGCACTAGGGCTGCATCAAAAACTAGTCAACTCCGGGGTCGACCCCCGCCAAGACGAATATTTCGAGCAAATAGATGCTCGCGTGAAGTCGAAGTTCCCTGAAGTTTTCGGTGGAAACGACGAAAGGCCTAAGTCGAGTGAGACTCCAAGGCGTCCATCATCCGTGGTGGCCCCTGCATCACGTTCCACAGGAACAAGGAAAGTCCAATTAACGCCGTCACAAGCTGCGTTAATTAAAAAGTACAACCTTGACCCTAAGAAATATGTTGCAGAAGTTTTAAAATTGGAGAATCAAAATGGCTGAAAACCGTAACCCCCGTGACAATGTGTCACGCGAAAAATCAACTCGATACGTGTATAAACCTTCGAGTGCGTTGCCTGATCCTACCCCTGAACCCGGATGGGAGTTTCGCTACATAGCGACTCATGTCTTGGGACAGTCCATGCCAACCAATGTGTCTAGCAAGATGCGGGATGGCTGGGAACCGGTTAAGGCAGCAGACCATCCAGAACTGATGCTTGAAGGTAATGACAAAGGTAATGTGGAAATTGGTGGATTGATGCTTTGCAAAATCCCCACCGAAAAACTCATGGCCATGAAAGAGTATTACGACACACAAGCGCAGAACCAGATGGATTCAGTGGACAACCACTTCATGAGAAACAATGACCCGCGTATGCCTCTGTTTGCTGACCGCAAGTCAACATCCAGTCGCGGAAACGGATTTGGTACAGGTTCTAAATAAAGGAGTCCTTAAATGGCTTATCCAACGGTAGACGCCCCCTACGGGCTAAAGCCTGTAAACCTGATTGGTGGACAGGTATTTGCGGGTTCAACCCGTTTGATGGAAATTGCAAGTGGCTATGCCACCAGCATTTTCTATGGTGACTTGGTAAAACGCATTTCTGATGGCACTATCGAAAAGGACGCTGGCACAACAACTGCCACTCCTGTTGGTGTGTTTTTGGGCGTTCAATTTACTAACCAGTCAACTGGTCAAGTCCAGCAACAACAGTACTATCCAGCCAGCCAATCAATTGCTTCGGGAAGTAAAATCTTCGCTGTGGTTGCTGATGATCCTGATACGCTGTTCCAAGTAGTTTCTTGTTCTGCAACCACAACCGTGGCCGGAATGGGCATTTCTGCTATTGGTAATAACATTGCTTTGATTCAAAACGCTGGCTCTACCGTTACAGGTAACTCCAAAGTGGCTATTGATGAAGGCACGCAGACTACTACCAATACGCTGCCTATCCGCATCATTGATGTGGTTCGTGAGACAGCAACAGGCGCTGATACATTTGTTGAGTTTATTGTCAAGATAAATGCGACTATGCACCAGTACAACAACTCAACCGGTGTATAAGGAGCTAAATCATGGCTATTTCACGCGCACAGCTACTTAAAGAACTCTTACCCGGACTGAATGCATTGTTTGGCATGGAGTACTCCCGCTACGGCGAAGAGCACAAAGAAATCTATGACACTGAGAAATCAGAGCGTAGCTTTGAAGAAGAGACCAAGCTTGCTGGTTTCTCCGCTGCTCCCGTCAAGAACGAAGGTTCTGCCATTGCTTATGACAATGCGCAAGAAGCGTTCACAGCACGCTACAACCACGAAACCATTGCTTTGGGTTTCTCAATCACTGAAGAAGCGATTGAAGATAACTTGTACGACAGCTTGTCTGCCCGTTACACCAAAGCCTTGGCCCGTGCCATGTCCTACACCAAGCAAGTCAAGGCAGCTTCTGTTTTGAACAACGGTTTCACCAACTCTGCCGCTTATTACGGTGGTGATGGCGTTCCTCTGTTCAGCACAGCACACCCCTTGGTTACTGGTGGAACCAACAGCAATCGCCCAACTACCAACTCTGACTTGAACGAAACTTCATTGGAAAATGCAGTCATTCAAATCGCAGCTTGGACTGATGAGCGCGGCCTGTTGATTGCAGCAAAGCCCCGCAAGTTGATTATTCCTCCTGCTCTGATGTTCGTGGCTACCCGCCTGTTGGAAACCAACCTCCGTGTTGGCACTGCTGACAACGACATCAACGCGTTGAAGAACAACGGTTCAATCCCAGAAGGCTACACTGTCAATCACTTCTTGACAGACAGCAACGCTTGGTTCTTGTGCACTGACGTGCCCAACGGCCTGAAGCATTTTGAGCGTATGCCTTTGGAGAACAAAATGGACGGCGACTTCGATACTGGTAACGTACGTTACAAGGCTCGTGAGCGTTATTCATTTGGCTGGTCTGATCCGTTGGGAATGTTCGGCTCCCCCGGTACGACCTGATAGACAAAGGGGGCCTTGTGCCCCCTTTTCTTTTGAGTTATATTAAAACCATTCCGGGATTCTCCGGTGTATCTGACAGTCCCGGCTGACGACATGCAGACAGATACGCCCAACTTGCATGTAAGGAAAAATCATGGCACGCACTACGTTTCAAGGCCCATTCCGTTCGCTTGGCGGCATCTATCAACAAGGCCCAGCTTCCGTTGTTTCAATCACTTCTAGCACCACGCTGACCCCCGAAGACCACGGTGGTCGCATCATTTCTGTTGGGGGTTCTTTGGCTTCCGCAGTTACGCTGACTTTGGCAACTATTAGCGCAGCAACAAACCCCATTACTTCTGGCCCCGGTCAAGACCCCAATACGCTGAACAACGAAGGCGTTGTTTACACCATCTGGGTTCCCACTACCATCTCCACCAGTTCGTTGAAGATTGGTACTGACGGTACTGACAAGTTTATTGGTTCGGTACTTTCCGTGGACACCGATACCTCTGGTGCAGTGGTAGGCTTTACCGCTGGCGCAAGCGACGACTTCATCAACTTTAACGGCACCACCACTGGTGGCGTAGCAGGCACATGGGTTCAGATCGTTGCTGTTGATGCGTTGAAATACATGGTCAACGGCAATGTGTTGGGCACAGGCACTGTTGCTACACCGTTCGCTACTTCGTAATCAACCTCGGGGCTTCAGCCCCGTTTTTAAAGGAGATTGATTATGAGCATGCAAACTGACGTTCTAGCCAGTCAAGTATTAACTGCCGACGGACAATTTACAAACCAAGCAAGTGTCACCATAACCCGCGCAAGGATTAAGGCTGTTTACATAATCCCCGCAGCCACTGCTGGCAGTGTTGTGTTCAAGGATGGCGGTGTAAGCGGGACAACCCTTATGACCTTGAATACGGTAGGTTCTGTTACGCAGCCCACATACTTGATATTTCCGGGTGAAGGTGTGTTGTTTAGCACCAATATTTATGCGGATGTGACGAGCATAGGTTCAGTCACAATTTTTTATGGCTAAGAAAAAAGGCCCGGTTCTCTCAGTTGGTCGTGGTGAGAAGCTTCCTGTTAAGCAGGGGGCGGGCTTGACTGCCAAAGGCCGTGCCAAATACAACGCAGCAACAGGAAGCAACTTGAAAGCTCCGCAACCACAAGGCGGCGCACGTAAGAAATCGTTCTGTGCTCGTATGTCCGGTATGCCGGGGCCAATGAAAGATGAAAAAGGCAAGCCCACCCGCAAGGCGGCTTCTCTTGCAAGATGGAAATGTTGAGGATAAATCATGGCAAAAATCGGCAAACGACCAATTGATGACCAATTGCTTGAAGGCGGTGGTGGGGGCGGCGGCGGACGTTCTGGGGGCAAATACACGTTTGATCGCATAACAGGAAGCCGATCCGCAAAAGACCACAAAGAAAAAGAAGACAAAGCCTCAGAGTTTTCTGGCGAAATGAGTTTTGGCTCCCCCAGAGGTAGAAGTTCTGATTCTAGTGACAGAACCCCGCGCATGAGCGATGACTACGCCAAAGGCGGCAAAGTCTCCAGCGCTTCCAGCCGTGCAGACGGCTGTGCTGTCAAAGGCAAAACCAAAGGTAGGATTGTATGAACAACGACATAAAATCAATGACTGATGGCGCGGCTGTAGTAATGGGCCTTGGCGGTTTCTTAGGATGGATGACTCCAGTTGTAGCGCTTGTTGGTGGAATATTGACCATTGTGTGGATGATTATCCGCATTTGGGAAACTGAAACTGTTAAAAACTTGGTGGCTAAATATGCCAAGCACGAGTAAGAAGCAACACAATTTCATGGCGGCGGTGGCCAACAACCCAGCGTTTGCTAAGAAAGCCGGAGTTCCACAGTCTGTGGGCAAAGATTTTTCAAACGCCGATAAAGGCAAAACTTTTAAAAGAGGTGGTGATATGGCTACAAAGAAAGCAAACCCTTTCATGGAAATGATTGCCAAGAAAAAAGCAATGGCAGCAGGTAAAAAAGAAATGCCAATGAAGAAAATGGCAAAAGGCGGCGGCGTTGAGTCCAAGGGTAAAACCAAAGGCAAGATGGTCAAAATGAATATGGGCGGCAAAGCCTGTTAAGGAGTAAATCATGGCAACCAAAAAAAATGAGTCAAAAATCTCGTCGGACGACAAAATATCTACCCCTTCTTACGGCCCTGATGTTAGATATGAGCAAAAAAGACGGCAAAGAATGGCAGAGGAAGCGTTATCAGGCCGAGAAATAGGGCGGGACGAAGGTGTTGGCCGTCAAAACAAGGCCGCGACTCGTGGTGGTGTATTAGGCACCCCTGCGGCGTATGTTGAAAGAGCGGGGCAGTATATTGGGGATAAATTTGATGACGCTGACGCTTATTTATCAGAAAAATTAGGCATGGATACCCGCGCTAATTTTAAACGGGGTGTAAGGCAAGGGTTGAAAGACGAAGGCTACAAAAAAGGTGGCAAAGTCAGTTCGGCTTCAAGCCGTGCGGATGGTTGCGCTGTCAAAGGCAAAACAAAAGGTCGGATTGTATGAGACCCTCACGCGGTATGGGCGACATCAACCCGTCAAAGATGCCGGGTAAGAAGACGATCAAACGCAAGGATGATCCGAACAAGGTCGCCATGTACGCAGAGGGCGGTAAAACAAAGTCCAAGGTAAACGAGGCGGGTAATTACACTAAGCCTGATTTACGCAAACGTATTTTTAACAGCGTCAAAGCTGCGGCAATCGTAGGTACAGGCGCAGGGCAATGGAGCGCGAGAAAAGCGCAGGTAATGGCTAAACGCTACAAGGCTGCTGGCGGCGGGTATCGTGATTAAAAAACCCCAGCAATCCCTGAAGGACTGGGGCAAACAAGATTGGACAACTAAAAGTGGTAAGAAATCTTCTGACACTGGTGAGCGATACCTTCCAAAAGCTGCGATCAAAAGTCTCAGCCCTGCTGAGTACGCTGCGACAACGCGTGCGAAACGTGCTGGCAAAAAAGCCGGAAAACAATTCGTAGCCCAGCCTAAAGGCATAGCAAAGAAAACGGCAGGATTTAGATAATGGCAACAACTTCTGGGTCAGCAGGCTTTAATTTAGACCTCACCGAACTGGTGGAGGAGGCTTTTGAGCGTGCCGGTTCAGAGATGCGCACTGGTTATGACCTCAGAACGGCTCGCCGGTCGTTGAATTTGTTGTTTGCTGACTGGGCAAACCGTGGTGTCAACATGTGGACGTTTGAGCAGGGAACACTTACCCTAACTCAAGGCTTGAACACCTATGCAATCCCCACAGATACTGTTGATTTGCTCGATCATGTGATCCGAACACAGGCAAATGTGGCGGCAACCCAGTCTGATTTGACAATTACCCGCGTGAGTGTTTCCACATACGCCACTTTACCCAACAAACTGACCCAAGCGCGGCCAATTCAGGTCTGGTATCAGCGTTTGGACGGTCAAATCATGCCAACAACGGCGGTTTTGTCTACCAACATCAACGCTACCGCAGACACAATCGTTTTGTCCAACGTCGTGGGCTTGCCTGCCATTGGTTTTATCAACCTTGACAGCGAAACCATCTTCTACAACTACATTGATGGCAACACTTTGAGCAACTGCTTCCGTGGACAAAACGGAACAACGGCAGCAGCACACACCGCAAGTGCCAATGCCAAGATTTACATCAACAATGTACCTCGCGTGACCATGTGGCCTACGCCTGACGGCTCCCAGACCTATCAGTTTGTCTACTGGCGTATGCGTCGCGTGCAAGATGCCGGTAACGGTGTCAATGTGATGGACGTACCCTTCCGTTTTGTGCCCTGTATGGTGGCTGGATTGGCCTACTACATCGCTTTGAAAGTTCCCGGTGGTATGGACAGGTTGATGGTGTTGAAGCAGCAGTATGACGAGGCTTGGATGACGGCGGCGGACGAAGATCAGGAACGCGCTGCGTTACGTCTTGTGCCTAGGCAGATGTTTATTGGGGGCGGATAATGAGTAATCGGTTTGCCAGTGGCAAGAACTCGATTGCCATATGCGACCGGTGTGGCTTTGGGTACAAACTTACGTTGCTTAAAAAGCTTGTTGTCAAGACCAAAGTTTATGACTTGAAAGTGTGTCCTCAGTGCTGGGATCCAGATCAGCCACAGTTGCAGTTGGGTATGTACCCAGTGGACGACCCGCAAGGAATACGCGACCCGCGTCCTGACTTGAGTTATCAAGTTTCTGGCTTGTTGGCGGATGGTTTCAACGGCGGTGGTAGTCGGGTATTTCAGTGGGGCTGGAATCCAGTTGGTGGAGCAAGTGGGTTTGACACTCTTTTAACGCCAAATAACTTGGTGTTAGCGGTAGAAATTGGTACAGTAACGGTAGTTGTAACTTAGGAGTTCAAAATGCACAAAGCGGACATGAAGCAGGACAAAAAGATGATTGCTGGAGCCGTGCACAAGCACGAGAAAAAGCTTCATCCCGGCAAGCCTATGACAAAGCTAGCCAAAGGCGGCAAGACCAACGAGATGATGATGAGTATGGGCCGTAATATGGCTAAAGTTGCAAATCAGCGAGGCAAATAATGGCTAAATTCAGCA